TAAAGTTCTTAGTGACTTAAACCCAAAATATCAATCATTTGAAGATGTTGGTATGAAAAGAACTGAAGCTTTAGCTAAAAATAGTATATTTTTTAATAATGAATACAATAATACCGGTACAGGTCAGATAAGTGTTGATGGTAATTATAGTAGTTTAGTATATGCTAATGTAGAAGAGAATAAAGGAGGTCGTTTACAAGATTATAGAGTAATGGCATCGTTTGCTGAAATTTCAGATGCATTAGATCAAATATGCGATGAATGTATTAATAAAGATAGTCAAGGTAATGTAATTAATTTAATACTAAGAAATACAGAACTTCAAAGTGATATTGAGCAGAGTATAAAAGACGAATTTGAAAAATATATAGAATACTTTGACTTAGAAAGAAAAGGTTTTGAATATTTTAGACAATTACTAGTTGAAGGTGAAGTTTATTTTGAGCATATTATACATAAACAGTATACAGATGATGGTATATTAGGGGTAGCTCATTTACCGTCTGATCTAATTGATCCAATTTACGATAACATTCAAAATATGATCATTAAAGGTTACATCTTACGTAAGCCTATTTTTGATCCAACTCAACCAGGTAAGATTGATAAATTTGATTTTATACCAATGGATGATAATCAAGTATCATATATTAATTCCGGTATATGGAATCAAGATAAGACATTTAGATTACCATATATTGAGAATGCACGACGAGCATACAGACAACTATCACTAGTTGAAGATTCTATTGTTATATATCGACTAGTAAGAGCACCTGAACGTCTTGTATTTAATGTCGATGTTGGTAACATGGCACCACCAAAAGCTGAAGCATATTTGAGAAAGTTAATTCAAGAGTATTGGAGTAAGAAGACTTTTGATAGTAACCAATCTGGTCAAGTTCAAAAGTTTAACCCGCAAAGTATGCTTGATTCATTCTGGTTTGCTAAGAGAGCAGGCTCTGAAGGTACATCAGTTACTCAATTACCTGGTGGAGCTAATCTTGGTGAGTTAGCAGATTTAATGTATTTTGTTAATAAACTTTATAAAGCTTTAAAAGTACCAACTAATAGATTGAACCCAGATTCAACGTTTAGTGATGGTGATCAAATATTAAGAGAAGAGCTTAAATTTGCTAAGTTTATTATACGTTTACAACAACATTTTGCACAAGGTATTAAAAATGGATTCTTAACTCATCTTAAATTGAGGGATATGTTTACTAAGTATGATATTAGAGCTCAAAATATACATTTAGAATTTAATGTACCGACTAATTTCTATGAAATGAGAGAAAGTCAAAAGCTAGCACTTAAGGTTGATAACTTCAATTCACTAGCTACTAATGAATATATTTCAGCCACCTATAGTCAAAAGAAATATCTTAGTTGGTCTGATACAGAAATTAAAGCTAATAGAGAGTTCTTACGTAAAGATAAAGAGTTGGAATGGGAATTGGCTCAAATAACTAACGGTGGACCTAATTGGAGGGATGATTTAGAGCAAGCAGCTGCACCAGGTGGTGAAGTGGCTGCTGGTGGTGAAGCAGGTGGTATGCCTCCTGAATTCGGTGGAGGTGAAGCTGATATTGGTGGTGATGTAGGTGGTGAAGAACCAGTTGAAGTTGCTCCTGATGAAAGTGTACCTGAAGAGCCTGTTGCTTAATTAAGCAGTATATTCTTTCCAAACTAATACTAAACTACCGTGATCTAATATAGTAACTAACTCACCTGATGTCGGGTTCATAGTAGTATTTAAAAAAGTTTCAAAATACTGTGTTGACATTGATCCGGTAACTGAAGGTACGACTGTTGCGTGATATGTAGGTGTTGCCATATTATTATTTATTAAATTAATTGAATCTAATAAAGATATATTAAATATTGTTAATGGCTAATTGCGACATATCACCAATATCAGGATTTCAAAGCACTAATCTTAATAATCGAATTGATAGTTTTAATAGATTAGGTGATAGAGTATTACGTACTCTCGGTCACCCATTTATTAATGTTGAAATTCATAGAGACCAGCTTTATGAAAATATAAGTATTGCAGTTGAGTATTTTACGAAATTTGCTGGTTATACACAAGAGTATCTTATATTTGATAGTAATATGTATAAGAGAAATTATGGTATTAAATTGGATGAGTTATTTACTCTGCAGAATAGTGATACATTTAAAGAACAAAAAGATTTAAGAACTAGAAATCCAGATTTTACAAAACTAGTAGAAGATAATACAGTTTATATATCTACTAGTAGTGTACCTGGTTCGATATTTACAGGTATATCTTCTTTATCATCAGCTTTATTAAGTGGTATAGATGCATATGATATTTTTACATCTAGTTTTTATACTAATATTATTACCGAAGTACCTACAATTAGTTCAATTTTTAAAACAAAAGTTCAAGATAAATTTACAGTTGAAGGTACCGATAATGGTAATACCGGTCAATTTGTTAATAGTTTTGATTATGATGTAATGGATTATAGAAAAGTTATAGCTATGACAGACTTTGAAGAAGGTTCATCTACTGGTATTAATACACTGTTTACCATTGAGCAGACGATGGCTCAACAAACTTATTTTAGTTATGCAATGGGTAATTACGGCTTTGATTTAGTTAGTTGGTATGCTATGAAAGATTGGATGGAAATGAGAGAAAAATTATTAGCTACTAAACGTTCATTTACATTTGATGAAAGAACACAAATAATGAGAATGTATCCGCAACCTAATGCCGGTAGTAGTGATATAAGATTTTACGGGGTTATTTCATGTTATGTTGAGAGACCTATTAGAGATGTTATTAAAGAATTATGGGTATACCAATATACATTAGCTCTTACAAAGATGGTAGTTGCTAATATAAGAGGTAAATATGGTAGTGTATCTCTTTTCGGTGGTGGTAGTGTTAATGCTACAGATTTAATGACTCAAGGATTAGCTGAAAAGCAAGCATTAGAAGAGCAACTTCTTACAGGAGCTGCACCAGGTCAAGGAGATGCAAACCCTGCTATGTTCTTTGTTGGTTAATCGGTAGCTTGAAATATTTCAATTAGCTTTTGAATAATACCACTTGCATCATTAACACTTAAAACTTCTTTAACAGTGGTTATTTGTACATCTGTTTCAGGTTCAGATTCATAATCACCATATACATCTTCTTCATCAGTTACTGATAGATCAACTGTATCGGTACTATCATCTACTACCGGGGTTTCATATGACACTTGATTTATACAACCTGCATCTGTTAATATGTTCTCTAAAAGTTGCTTTGTATGCTTTTGTTCTTTACTTCTACCAACAAAATCAATTATTTCACTTTGAGTAAATAGACCTTTCAAACTTGTTATTGGTGTATCATACGACGCATAACATAGATGAGCTAGATATTTAACTGTTACATCTGCAGTATCTTTAATGAGATAGTACGCTCCTTTTTTGTTTATAGTAACACCGGTATCTGGATTTTCATATGCTACTTTAGCTGGTCTCATTAAGTTTTTTTGCCTAATGCTTGAATTAGTTATTATCTTTTCTTCAAATATCATAATTATATTTATAGTATGAAAAAGGATAAAAGGTATAGGCAAGGTATATTCAAACCTAATAACAATAAAAAATACATAGGTAAAGGAGATCCTGTATATAGGTCAAGTTGGGAATTAAAGTTTTTTAGATGGGCAGATTTAAATGAAAATATATTAGCTTGGGGTAGTGAAAATATTATAATACCGTATTTGAGTCCTATAGATAATAAGGTGCATCGATACTTTGTTGATAACTTTATAGTTTTTTTAGATAGAAATAATAATAAAAAGAAATTTTTAATAGAAATAAAGCCAAGTAAACAAGTTGAAAAACCATGTAATACAAAAGGTAAAAGAAAGACGACTATATTGTATGAACAAAAGACTTGGGTTGTAAATCAAGCTAAATGGGTAGCAGCTAAAAAATGGGCAGATAAAAAAGGTTATGAATTTTTAATTTTAACTGAAAAAGAATTAGGTATAAAATAAAAAATAGTAGTAAATAGTTCCTACTAGTATAAATAATATTACATGAGTTTAAATCTTATAGTTGAATCACCTGCTCCGAAAGAAGAGTTTGAATATATCGTCGAAGAAGGTAATTCAAAAGGCTCTCAAAATTTCTTTATTAAAGGTCCATATATGATGGCAGAAGATGTTAATAGGAATAAAAGAATTTATTCTATTAACGAAATGCAAACAGAAATTAAACGGTATGAAGATACAATGGTAAGTACCGGTAGAGCAATGGGTGAGTTAAATCATCCAACTACAGCTGATGTTGATCTAGAAAGAGCATGTCACCTAGTTACAGAAATGACGCAAGATGGTAATGTATTTTACGGTAAGAGTAAAGTTCTTTCAACTCCGACTGGTTTGATTGTCAGGTCACTTATTAACGATGGTGTCAGAGTTGGTATGAGCTCTAGAGCTTTAGGCCAGTTAATCCCAGAATCAGGTCAAGATGGTGTTAGCCGTGTACAAGACTTTAAATTAGTAGCTATTGATTGTGTAGCTGATCCATCGTTTCCGAAAGCTTTTGTAAATGGCATTTTAGAGAGTAAGCAATACGTTGTTAATGCATATGGTCAATTCGAAGAAGCTTATGATATTTTTGAGAAAAACATATCAACAATGCCTTTAAAAAATAAAGATGCTTTTCTTAGAGAAAACATTATTAAATTCCTAAAAACGTTATAAATAATTAATATGTTAGATGTAAAGACAGATATCAGGGAATTCATTGGTAATGTAATGAATAAAAATTACCATAATGCAAGTAATAATTTATCTGAGGTGATTGACCAGAAAATTAAGCAGCAAATCATAAATAATAATATAAATATATTTAACCATGAGTAATATTAAAACAATTCTAAAAGAAGCAACCGGCGGAGCACTCAACGATGAAGTGTTATCTGAAATTGAAAATGTCTTTGAACAGAAAGTCAATGATAAGGTTGAGCTTCATGTTGAGCAAGCATTAAATGATCAAGATGAATTATATTCTCAGAAGCTTGAAGAATTAATTGTTCATATCGATAACGATCATAGTGCTAAATTAAAGACAGTAGTTGAAGCGGTAGATGCTGATAGAGCTAATAAGCTTAAAGTAATCATTAATAAGTATGAAACAGCATTAACAGAAGATGCCAATAATTTTAAAGAAAGCTTAGTTGAAAGCATTTCTGATTACATCGACGTTTATATCGATGAAAAAATCCCAACTGCTAGCATTCAAGAAGCAGTTAAAAATACCAAAGCTAAGAAGGTATTAGAAAATTTAAGATCACACCTTGCAGTTGATAGCGCTCTTGAAAAAGAAAGCGTTAAAGATGCAGTGTTAGATGGTCATAACCAAATTAATGAAGCTTCTAAGAAGCTTGAGTCTGTTCTTAAAGAGAACGCCGCAGTAAAGAAAGAATTAGATGCAGTTAAATCTGAGTTTATTCTAGAAAATAAGGCAGCGCAACTCGATGAAAGAGCTAAAAAGTATGTCAAGAAGGTACTATCCGGTAAGGGTGCAGAGTTTATCTCTGAGAACTTCGACTATACTGTTAAGCTTTTCAAGAAAAAAGAAGAGAGCAGGCTCGAGACTCTAAAAGAAGAGGCTTATAGTACAGCGGAGAAAGTAGATCGCGTTATTCATGAAAGTGCACCAGTTCAAAGTGCACCTAATAAATCACCATATCTTCAAGAACTTTCAAAGTACTAAGAATTTCCTACATTGTTTAGGCATTCCTGAGTTTCCTGGTTTACGTAAAAACCTTGGGGTCGATATAAAGGAAAAAATCTATTATGAATACAAATACAATTAGACCTTCACAGGCATATATTGATGAATCAAGAGCTTCGTCTCTCCTAGAAAAGTGGGCTCCAGTTCTGGACTACACTTCTAAGAGTGTTGCAGCAATTGAAGACAGTCACACTCGTTTGAATACAGCAATGTTATTGGAAAACCAAGAAGCATGGTGCATCAACGAAGGTAACACAGCCGGTAACGGTGGTGCTTTCGGTTCAGGTGCTTCTATCGGAGTTGGCGGTAACGCTTCCGGTACACCTGGTACAGACAGCTACGCTACTGGCGATGCTCGTCTTCCAAAAATCTTGATTCCAATGATTAGACGTACTTTTCCCGAGTTAATTACAAATGAAATCGTAGGTGTTCAACCTATGGCTGGTCCAGTTGGTCTTGCTTTCGCGCTTCGTTATAAGTATAGTGGTCAAACACTTGCTGGTAATGGTGCAGACGGCATTGCTACTCCTGGTTCAGCTCCGAGTACAGAGCAATTAGCAGCATCCGGCAGAGAGCTTGGTTATCAGTATTTAAATACTGCATATACCGGTCAATCTGCTAATTACCTATCAGGTGATGTTGCTAACGCGCCTGAATTCGGTGCATTCAGCGAAGCTGATAGAGGTGTCGCAAGACTCCTTAAGAACTTCGAGCTCACAGGCGCAATTCCAACAATGGAAGTGTCCTTTGAGAAGACTGCAGTTGAAGCTGGTACACGTCGCTTAGGCGCACGTTGGTCAGTAGAGCTTGAACAAGATCTCAAAAACATGAATGGTATCGACATCGATACTGAATTGACAAACGCTATGTCGTATGAAATTCAGGCCGAAATCGACCGTGAAATGCTTATGAGAATGGTTCAAGTTTCTCTCAACGCTGGTAAAGGTGTTGGTTACTCAGTTTGGGCTCCACAGTCCGCTGATGGCCGATGGTTAGTAGAGCGTAACCGTGATTTCTACCAAAGATTAATCATCGAAGCAAATCGAATTGCTGTTCGTAACCGTAGAGGTGCTGCAAACTTTATTGTTTGTACTCCACGCGTTGCTGCAATTCTTGAAATGCTTCCTGAATTCCAATGGGCACCAGTACAAGGTAGTGTTAATACACAACCTGTCGGTGTTGCAAAGATTGGTAATCTTGGTGGACGTTTCAACGTTTATCGTGACACACGTACAGAAGGTCAGGCACTTAAGAATGACCTTTCTGGCGGTGAAGCGAT